TTTTTTATTAACAGCGAAGGTGAGGATGGAGATATGGGAGTGTGTATGGTTAATGGAAAAGCATACATCTCTACAAAGATTAAAGGTAATTGGCATTTTTCAGAATTAAAACAGGCAAAAGATTTATAGGAGAAACATTATGATAATAGTTGAGCAAAGAGGAGATAGTTGGGTAGTCGTTAATAATCAGACTGGTGATATACTAAGACGATTCCCATTTGCATCATTTAATAAGTCATCAGTAAAAAAAATAGCAGATAAATTCGCTGCTGAAGCTGAAAGAATACCTGAAGGAATCGTTCAAACGAGCTTTGGAAACTTTCAGGACACAAATACTGGTCAGTCATACGCTACTTTAGAAGAAGCAATGGCTGCAAAAACTGAATCAGATCGTGTAGCTGGATTAGAAGAGGATGTCTCCAAATTTGAAGATAGGATTACTGAAGCAGGTAGACTAAGGGAAGAGTTAGCTGCAAACCGAGGAGCAAGGACTCAAGGTCAACTTTTAAACCAGTTAACAAGAGCAATTCTAGGTTCTGGCGGTGAGATGAGTCAGGTAGAGGCACTTACTCCACGAATTCAGGAAGCAAATCAAAGATCTTTACAGGATTATATCACTGGAAGTCAAGCAACTACACAGCAACAGTTAGCACAGTTTGTTCCTACAGAGATTGGCGCAGAATACAATCAGGCTCGATTACAAGATGCAATGAGTCAGTTTATGATGAATGAGGAGACACAACGCGCTCAAATTCAAGCACAGTTAGATTCTCAACCAGAGTGGTGGGAATCTATACTTGGATCAGCAGGTACAGCAGCAGGTGCAGCATTAGGTGCAAAAGCAGTAGCAGCATTATCTGATCGTAGAATGAAGAAAAGTATATCTGAAGTAGGAAGGTTGCATAATGGCTTACCAGTATATGTGTTTACTTATAAAGGAGGTACAAAGCCTCAGATTGGTGTAATGGCACAAGATGTTGAAAAGGTAAATCAGGATGCAGTCATTGAAATCAATGGAATTAAAATGGTGAACTATGAAAAGGCGGTGCAGTAATGGCGTTCAAATTTAAAGTAAAGAAAAGACCAAATATGGTAGAAGCTGTCGCTGCTTCATTTGCAGCAGGAGTTTCACAAGGAGCAAATACTGCGTTGCAGAATGCGATGAAACAGGCTGAAGAGGATAAAAAGAAGCAAAAATTGCTAAATAAAGAACTAAAGTCCAAGACAGATGAAATAGGTCAATTAGCTAATTTGGTTGATGATACTGAAATAGCATCAAATTTAAGGCAGTTACAGGTTAAGGGGTTGAAGTATCCAAGCGTAGAAGCATTGGATGATGCAGTTATTAATACTGGAGTGTTTAATGATGTTACACTAAGAAATATTGGAAAAGATAACTTTGGTGCAATGATACCAGAAGAAAGGTATCCAGTTAAAAAGTTTGAAATTGGAGAAACAAGAGAGAGAAAAGTAGGTGATAAAATCATTACAGAATCTTACTCGATTGATGAATCTACTGGGAAGCCTAGTTGGAAGGAAGTTTCTACAGCTCCAAGAGTAGTTACGCAAGAAAAGAAGTATGAAGCATATAATAAAACAACAGGCGAAGTAATACGAGCTACAGAATCTGAGGTTGAAAATGATCCTAATATCGCTTTTGGTACTCCAAAAAGACCTGCAACAAAGAAAGTTTTAAATAAAACTACTAATCAGGAGGAATTTGCTACCGAAGAACAAATCGCAAACGCAAAGGGAAATCTTGTTCCTACAAAAAATCAGCCTGCATTTTTAACACTATTTGATGAGTCGCCTGATATTATTTCACCGCAAGTACCATCTGAAAAGGAAGTTATGCTACAAGATGTATCCAGTGGAAGAGTTACTGTTCAAGTTGGTGATGTTATCAATGATCCTGTTTTTGGTAAACTTAGATATATAGGTGGGGATATAAGTGACTTTGAAAACAGTTGGGATGTGGTGAGGTAAAATGTCCGACAAATTAATTGAGGCATTTCGTTTAAATAATCCAGGTCTTGAAAATTTTAGTGACAGTCAGCTAACTCAGCTTTTACAGAAAACACAACCTGAGTTATTTCCCAAACCGCAAGATGATTCATTTCAGGTATTAAAGCAAAATCCTTCTAAACAAGAGCAAGTACAGATTGAATCTATTGGTATTAATCTGCCTAATAAAATTGGAGGTGTTAAACAACCTCAATACTATTTTACAGCAGCAGCAGATGAGCCACCTAAACAGGAAGATGATGGATTCTTAGACGGGTTGAGAGAGTCATGGAATCAATCTAAACAGCGTATTCAGTTTTTTAAAGAAAATCCTGAAAGAGCTGAAGATATAAAAGGACAAGCTACTGCATATCAATATGAGCCATTATTGCGGTATTTAGAGCCAAAAGAAGAAGATCCAATTACCCGAAGGGTGGCAAAAGAACTGGTAATGCTTACAGCTATAGCTCCTGTTATGAGTATGACTTTAGCAGAATCTCCTATTCAGGGTCTATCAGAAATGGCAAAGTTTATGAGTGATATGGCTACAGATTGGCTCAAATTAGTTGATCCTGATAAACGCGAAGAAGGATGGAATGAAATTAAGCGATCTCCACTGTTTCATGCGACATTTTTGAGTGGTATCAATCGAGCTAGAAAAGCAGCTAAAGGTAGGAGTAAGGATGCAGATACTATTAAGAGTATTGATAAAGAAATAAAAGAGTTTACAAATACAGCAGAAACAGTATTAAAGGATAATCCTCAACTTGCTGAAACATTACAGCAGTTAGCTAGAGATAAAGTTAAAAATGCTGAGTTTAATCAGTTAGTCAAAGAACGATTTAAAATGAAGCCAAAGCCATTAGAAACTCCTTTAATAGCTCCTAAATCAACTGCAAAGATTGAAAAAATAAATTCTGAGATTGTGAATCTTCAAGAAACTTTAAAGAGTCAAAATCTACAATTACAAAATCAAAATCTTACTGCAACTCAAAGACAGCAGATAACTAAATCTATAAGTAAAATAGAGGAGTTGATTGAAGAAAATAGAATTAAAGGACAACAACTGGGTTATAATGTAAAAATTGACATTACTCCAAATGATAAACCTGAATACTTTACCGATAGAAAACCTGGTCAGGTCTTGAATCAGCAACAGCTAGATAAGTTATATCTGGAATCAAGTAGTGATGTTATACTCTTACCAGAATCAAAAGGTTTACATAAGCCTGTACAGGATTTTTATGAACAGTCTTTTAAAGATATGCAATCTTTTGGTAAGAAATCATTTAAAGATTTAAAAGAATCGTTTGTAAGAGGAGTAGTAGATGTTTCAGGCAATATCAAAAAATCTTTAAAAGAACAAGGTGCTTTAGGTGAACAGGCGGTTGTATTACATGATTTAGCATTAGGCTCAAATTCAAAGTCAGTTATGATTTTTGAGGATGCAGCTAAAAATATTTTCAATGGTTTAAGTAAAAGAGAGAGACAACTTCTTGATACCATGATTGAAACAAGAAGAAATATTACAATTAAAGAATATAAGCCAAATTATAAAATACCTGGAGGTTATCAATCTAATATCGCCTATTTAAACCAAATTAAAAGTAGTGATCCGAGACTTTATGACAAGTTAAATAAAAGAGCAGATGTTTTCTTCGATGAAATGAGAATAAATCTAAAAGAATTATATGATAATGGTCTAATTAATGATAAAGCATATAACTTGTTGAAAGATAAGGATTACACAAGAAAAGAGTTTATTGATTATGTAGATCCTGTCAATCCACTAGCAAGCTATACTTCTGGAGGCAGGAAGATTAATGTTGGTAGTAGTGGTTTAAAAAGACTTGAGGAGGGGTCTGAAAAGACCGTTAATCTTGATCAAGCAAGTAAATTATTTAGAAACATTAGTATTGTTCAATCTCGTATAGCAAAGAATAAAGCCAATATTGCAATGCGAGATATGATTAGAGAAAATCCTAAAAATGGTATTGCTGTTGAATTAAAATCAGGTGAAAAAGCACCTGCTGGGTATAGTCCTATTTCTTATTTTGAAAAGGGGAAGAAAAAAGAGTTTTACTTAGAAAACTCTTTAGCTAGTGAATGGGTATTAGCCGATCCAGCAGTAACAGCACAATGGTCAACGATAGCAAGCTATGTTTCTGGTACAAAGATGTTAAAAGCGATGGCAACAGGATATAATCCAGAGTTTGCGATAACAAACTTTTTTCGTGATATACCTTACATGTGGTATACAACAACTGAGTATTCACCACACCTTCCAAAGTTTGCATTACAATTAGGAAGAGATCTTACTTCAACTGCAAAAGATGCTTTTAGCAGAAGTGGTAGGTATCGTGACTATGTAATGGAAGGAGGTGGAATGGAATTTTTAACTCATCAAGGCGGTCTAGGAAAGTTCTATAAACCTACTGGCAAAGTTACAAATCCTTTTGAGGCATTTAAGGAAGTAGCAAAGTATGCTGGAGAAACAAGTGAGATATGGGTAAGACTAGCTTTAAGAGAGCGAGCTTTACGAAATGGCAAATCTCCATTAAACGCAACTTATGAAGCACGAAATTATTTAGATTTTGCTCAAGGGGGTTCTTTGATTAAGGCAGCAGATTCATTTTTGCCTTATATCAACGCCTCAACACAAGCAACTAGGGGTTTATTACGCGCTCCCAAAAAAGATCCAAAGGCATTTGCTACTAAAACTGCATGGATCGCTGGTACAGCATCCAGTCTTTGGTTGGCAAATAATTCAGTAAATCCAGAAGCGTATGAAGAAATTGATGAAAGAATAAGAAATGATAACTGGATTATTACTACTCCATTTTTTTATAATGATGAAAGAGGTAATAAGCGTTATATGTACTATAGAATACCTAAAGATCAGGGTCAGCGTATTGTTGCTTCTTCCACTGATGCTCTTCTTGACTATACATATAATAATAAAATTCCATCTGATCAAGTTTTGAAAGGACTAAAGGATCTTGCAAGTGTTGTGCCTACAAGCGACCCACTACCCCCACTACTAGATGCCTATTTAGGCTATAACCATAATGTAGATTTTTTTAGGAGTAAACCTATTTTTAATGATCAAGGCAGACCTGTTGAACCGAAAGCAGAATTTAATAAAAATACAGGAAAGGCATTTATTGATCTTGGTGCAATTACTGGGATGAGTCCTGCTAGAACAGAGTATGCTGTAAAGCAGTTTACTACCAATAGAAATATATGGACTGATTTAGTTGGTGGTGGTTATAAGATGTTAACAGAAGGTCAGGATGAGGCAGCAACAGAAGAGTTTACTAGAGAAATGCTAAATAAGATACCAGGAGCAAGAAGGTTTATTTCTTTTACAAATCCTTACAAAGATGATAAAGAGTTAAAAAGAACTATTATTGAAAAAAATACTAGAGATAAATCAAGAAGAGAGTTTGGAGATAATCTGTATCAGCAGTACAGAAATGGTGAAATGAGTAAATCAGAAGTTAGAAGATCTATAGGAAGTTCTGATTACAGCACCGAGGATAAAGGTAAAATTTTAAAAAGGTTTGTTTATTCAGTGCAGACACGAAATGTAAGAAATCCTGGTTTCTTCTATGATGGAAAAGATTTAGATCCAGTAACAAGAGCAGATTATTTTTTCAGAAAATATGCTAATGCAGATAATGAAGAGAGAAAAACACTTGTTCAAGAAATGAAATCAGTTCAAGGTTTCGCATCTAAACCATTTATCCAGAGGTGGAATATATTATCCAAACAATATTTGGAACAAAACAATCCCTAAGTAGTTATTAATATTGAACTAATAGCTCAGTCATGCCTTACCATAGGCTTAGAGCGTTGCAATAAATTAATAGCGAGGGAAATATGGGTACATTCCGAGATTTTTCAGTACAGAAGGCAGTCACTCCAGCAGCAAGCGCAACTGTCATTAACGATACCAATACCACACATGACGAATCTAGGTCAGTATATGTGGGTTCAGATGGTGACTATCAATTCTACATCAACGGTGGTTGGATTACATTTACAGGAACATTAGCTGGGTCAGTGTTGCCGATTAGAGCTACTGGAGCAAAAACCAGTGGTGGGTCAGCAACTGGAACTGCAATCATATTTCTGTACTAGATCATGCGTTTAGGACTTGGTTTAGGTCTTGTTAGATTAGGCAGGGCAGCAGCATCCTTTGTACGCAATGGATTAAAATTATACTATCCTTTCAAAGATAACTCTCCAGACTTCCTATTAGATGGTAGTACATCCTTTGATGGGACTGATGATTTTATATCTATAGCAGATGCAGATAATTTATCATTTGGAGATGGTACTACTGATTCAGCATTTACAATATCTGCTTGGGTAAAAACAGGAGATACAAACAATTTTGCAATATTTAGTAAGGGAATTTACCCATCAACTGGAGAAATTAGATTTGTAGCAAGTGGTAATGGTATAACTTTGTATCTATATAGTGGTTCTTCTTATCAATATGGAAGTCATAATAGTGCAATGTCTAATACATTGAATAAATGGACTCATGTTATAGCAACCTATGATGGTAGTGGCGGTACTTCTGCTCATAATGGTATAAAATTATATGTAAATGGAGTTTATTATGAACCAAATGATAAAGGTGGTTTTGGTTCATATACAGCATTAGTAAATACAAGTGCTGTTGCATATATAGGAAGATATAATAATCATTATGCAAAAGGTCGTATTTCAAACGTAGGTATATGGGATAGAGCCTTATCAGCAAGTGAGGTAGAATCTATCTACTGGAGAGGTAGCCATTCAGAACTGAAAGATACAGAACTAACTAACCTTGTTTCCTGGTATGACTTAAGTAGCACCACTGGTTTAGGTGCTGAAGTCATCTCAAATGGTACAATGGAAACTGCATCCAGTTTGGGTGGATATTCCAGTTTCCCTGAAGATTGGACAACAGGTTACGGTACACTTTCAATCCATGAAAGGAGTTCTACACAAGCATTTGCTGGTACTCATTCATTACTATTTAAAACTAATGCAAGTAGTAGAAGTGGAGTAGCACAGACTTTTTCCGTAACTGGAAGCGTTTCCTATAGACTTGAATTTTATGTTTATGGAGTAACTGGAAACACAATACAGATTACTCATCAAACAGGAGGTGGAACTGCATCTACTTTAGATGGTGGTGGTACATTGCTTGACTATGAACAAAGCGTTAGAATAGGCGAGTGGGAGAAGATAACACTTGATTTTACAACAACTGGAAGTGGAACAGTTACTGGTACTGTTTTACAACTTGGAAGTAATGTATCAGGAAATTCATATTATATAGATAATGTTTCTCTAAAGCGTATTGGTGCTGGTGCGCCTGATTCTCAAGGTAGTAATGATGGTACGATAGAAGGGGCAACCACAAACTCCGATTCCTACTCTGGAGAATCACCATTTAAACCTCGTATTCAAGACAAGGCAAATCCAAAGATGGCTGTTCAATTAGCCGATGGTTCTACTGATTTCGATGGAAGTAATGATTATATAGATTTAGGAGATGATTCTTCTTTAGATATTACAAGCAATATTTCATTGAGTATGTGGGTAAAATTTGATTCAGGTTCAGCAACACAATTCCTAATGGGTAGAGATGATGATGTTAATCGCAATTTTGAATTAGGTATATCATCAAATAAGTTATTCTGGAATATTTATTCTGGTGGTGTTGCTAAAGGCGGAAGTGGTCTTGGTAGTGCTTTATCTGATAATGTATGGTATCATATTACAGCGACTTATGATGGTTCTAATTTAAAAACCTATGTAAATGGTTCGCTTGATTCTACAAATTCTGGAACTGGAGCAATAGACAATGATAATGTTTCTTTTACTATTGGAGCAAGGGAAGGTGGAATGGATAGGCATTTTAATGGAAAAATGGCAAATGTCGCTATCCACTCATCCGCACTAACCCAATCTCAAATACAAGAGTTGATGTTTGCAGAGAAATACTCTGGCTTATCAGCAGACCTAAAGACTAATCTGGTATCTTGGTATGATATGGGTAGTAGTTCAAATCCTCATAATGATTTAGAAGGTAGTAATCATGGTACAAACAATGGTGCTACTGTTAACACAGGATACACATATTCACCACATGGCGTAGTAGACCCATTAAACTTTGGCGAGGTGTACTCTGGAAGGGCATTGGATTTTGATGGTGCAAACGATAAAGTAGATATTCCAAATAGTAGTGAATGGAATATGCCAAAAACAGTATCAATGTGGTTTAATTGTGATTCCATTACTGCTAATGGTACTTCGGTATTTGAAAAAGATACTTTAATGGGTTATGATACAATCTATTGGGGTATTCAATTAGATAGTACCAATAATAAGATACAATATTACTTTTTTGATACAACTACCCGTTATTGGCTTTCTGATACTGCAATAACTCTTGGAAAGTGGCATCATCTTGTGGTCGTATCTACAAGTTCTGGTTCAACTATATATTTAGATGGTTTAAATGTAGGAACAAACAGCCTTACTTGGCTTAATAATAGCGTTCCCTCACCACAACGATTAAGAATTAGTAGTTATGGTGCTACTTCAAATATATATAGACCATTTGATGGAAAAATTAATCATGTAAAAATATTTAATAGTGAATTAACTCAAGACCAAGTACGAGAACTATACACCAAACCAGAAACAGTATTGCCTACTGGAGTATCTGCATCTAATCTAAAGTTACACCTACCAATGCAAGAAGGTTCTGGCAGTTATATATATGATGGTAGTGGTAATCAGAATCATGGAACGATATCTGGAGCAACTTGGGTAACTGGTGAAGAATATGGCTACCAAGCAAGTTTGGTACGCTCTAATACTCCGATGGTGTTTGATGATGTAGATGATGAATTTGTTTTAGATGACGTAGCAAGTTCAGCATTAACATTTGGAACAAATGATTTTACTTTTTCTGCATGGATTTATATCAATGACCTTGATAATAGGTTGGGAGTTGTAGGAAGAAATACCAATAGTTTTTGTTTTTTTATTGAAACAAATGGAAAGATACAAGCAAGTAAGCAAAGTGTTTTAGATGAGACTGATAGTACAGGAACAGTATCAGTAAATACTTGGCATCATATTGCTTACACAAGAGATTATTCAACTTCAACAGGGACATATTATATTGATGGAGTTGCATCTGGAACGACAAGTGATAATAGTGATTATACTGTCAGTACAGGTATTATAGGTAGAGCACAGACTGGTAATAGATTCGATGGTATAATCAATGAAGTAGCATATTGGGATGTAGTTCTTGATTCCGATGCTATGTCTCAACTATATAACTCTGGTGTACCTTTACTACCTACATCTGATTCTGGCAACTACGATAATTCTGATAGCCTTGTAGGGTATTGGCGTAATGATGGCAATACTACTTGGACTGATAGAGCAAATACAGGAGTAGCGAGTTTTGATAATACGGATGATTATATAGCAAAAACATCTGCAACTGGAATACCAACTGATTATCCAATAACTCTATCTGCATGGTTTAAGACTCGGGCATCAACTACTGGAATAAGTGATGCTATTTTTGGAGTATATAACCCATCAAGTGCTAATAATTGGTTAGCAATAGGTATTGAAGATGGAGGAATTAGAGCATGGATACGAACCAATAGTGGAACAAATGCGGGTGCACAAGGCTCTGGATATGATGATGGTAATTGGCATCACGCTGTTGTTGTATATACCTCCGATACAGATAGAAAGGTTTATGTTGATGGTAGTTTAATAGCAACTGTAACAGATGGAATAGGTGCAACTACTTATCCATCTTCGTTAAGTGTTATATCTGTAGGAAGGCATGGAGATGCAACTCCAGGTGAATATTTTAATGGTCAAATTGCTGGATGTAATATTTTTAATGTTGCATTAACAGCAAGTGAAATATCTGAACTATATGCTATAGATAAACGCTCCAGTATATCTGGACATTCACAGTTTAGCAATTGTGTAGCCAGTTACTTAATGGGTGCTGGAACAGGAGATACTGCATCTACTATACAAGACCAGACATCTAATAACAATGACGGTACGGTAAGTGGTGCAAGTATAATAGGTTACAACGATGGTACTGCATCTGGTTCACCAGTAAGTATACTCATCCCAGAAGGAAGCACAGAAGGCAGAGATAATCAAGGCTACTATCTATCAGATACAACTACGATTAGTAATGGCATACGATTACATGGAAGTGAGTATATAGAAATACAAGATTCAGAGATATTGAGTTTTGGAGATGGTACTGATGATAGACCATTTAGTTTAGAAGCATGGATAAAAATGGATGACCCATCAAGTTTTATGATTTTTACAAAAGGGCAATACAATATTAGTGCTGAATATAATTTTTATACAGATGGTAGCGATAAATTAAATCTTACTATCTATGATGAAAGTCTGTCTGCTACATATCGAGGAAAAAAATCTAATACTGCACTATCTTCAGGTCAATGGATTCATGTGGTAGCAACTTATGATGGAACTGGTGGCACAAATGCTCAAAATGGTATAAATCTATATATAAATGGTTCAGTCGTAAGTGATACAGATGTTTCAGGTGGCTCTTATGTGTCAATGGAAAATCTTGGTGCAGATTTAATGATTGGAAAAGATGGAGCGGTTTATACAAAAGGTATTATCGATGAGGCTCGAGTATACTCAAAAGAACTATCAGCATCAGAAGTATTAAAAAATTACAACAATGGAAAATCATCCCATCAATAGGAACAAATTATGAAAGGACAATACACACATTATTTAATATTCGGTAATACCGATACTAATAAAGCGAAACGAATCACAAGTAGATACGATTGGCAAACATTTACCTATCGTGAGGAGGAACGTACAGGCACAAAAACTGTAGAGGTGGTGTTACCTGTCGAAGATGATTTAAAGAGCGATATACAGGCATTTATGGACACTCACAGCATTGATTACAACAGTAGTGATACCAAAGCAGAGTTAATTGAAAAGATAGATGCTCATGTGATAGAGAATGGTGTACCAACAGAAGAAGTAAGTTACACTTACATGGAAGATGTAGTAGACACCACAACTGACCATGAAGCAACTATACAAGATTTATTAGATAGACATCCTTTGTACTTTGCACCAAGAATATCACCAGATGATAGCGAGATATGTATCAAAGGAGATTGGACAATAACTGAACTGGATGCAATGCCAAATGATTTTAGAATTTATACAAATGAAGAATGCAAAGAGTACATCGCAACCAGCGAATCATGGCAAGATGAAGAATGAGAACATTAGTACGAGTTACAACTATTTTGTTGCTTACCAGTTTTCTGGGATGCAGTCAGGGGTGGAGCGTAGGAGGTGTTGTAATCACTCCACAGGATACTGTTTCAAATACGGTGTTTATCGAGATAATGGGTGCTGATTCTACCATTCATTATTATCATGGAAGAGTATATACAAAATCAAACTGGTGCTGGTTGCACCATCAGTTTGAAGATATAGAGCATGAGTGATGTCAAAACTGCAAGGAGTTATCGTGGTGCTTTGGTTGACGATAATATGGTTCTTAGCATTAACATCAAATGGATTATACAGTTATGTGTTCTTGTGGGTGCTATTGTGTACGGGTACTATCGTATTGAGTCAAGACTGGGTAAACTTGAGTCGGAACTGGTCGAAGCAGATAGCACGATTAGGAGTCTACTTGATAAACATAGCGTGGAAGAAGAAAGGCGTAGAGAGGAATTGGAGAGTAGAATTTCATTCTACGAAAAAGAGTTAAACCTAAATCCATTTAGTTGGGGTAAGAAAAAGCGGAAATGAATCATAATGAATTTCAGATTATTGCAGAGGAATTATTCGGAAAAGCAGTATGGCTGGCTTTTGCGTATTTGGGCATATCTATCTTTAAGGGACTCATACTTAATGTGTACGAAGGTCTTATGGTGTTTATTGGCAATGACTTTAATGCTGATGATGTTGTCTATTTGGGGGCTGAAGAGCGACCTGCAAGGATTGTTAGAATGGGTATAAGAAAGACGGTGTTTTATATGAAAGACGGTGACGGAAGATGGAACATAAAGATGGCAGTTCCTAATGAAGCATTAAAGACGATGGTTATTAAAAAACAACTGCCTAAGAATGGTGGGAAGTTTCACAGTATAACAGGTATAGAAGATGAATAATCAAGATATTTATCAATTATTAGTCAAGCACGATGAACGACTAAAAAACATTTATTCTTCTTTAGGTAGAATAGAAAAACATTTAGATAGACTTAATGGAAAGGTAGCTGATCACGATACTGCTATAACTAAGCTGCAAACTATAGGAGCAGTAGCTGTAATTAGTATACCAATAATAATAAACGTAATAATGAGGATAGTATAATGTTAGCAAAGTTAATCGCAGACGACTTATTGTCAGATGAAAATGGTAAAGAAGTTATTGCTGAAATAAACAAAGCAGTTGATATACCAATTATATCTGAAAAAACTGAAGCCAAAATATTAGAAGCACTTTGGAAAGTGATTAAAGGTGTACTGCTTAAAAAGATTGGTTTGTAATGCGTAAAAAGAAAGATCCACGACTTGCCAGAGTAGGTGTTACTGGTTACAATAAACCAAAAAGAACACCAAATCATCCTAAAAAATCACATGTAGTGGTTGCAAAGGTAGGGGATAAGATCAAAACCATACGCTTTGGTCAACAAGGTGTTAAAGGTGCGGGTAAAAACCCTAAATCAGCAAAGGAAAAAGCAAGACGTAGATCGTATTATGCAAGACATAATGCACAAGATGCAAAGCCTAGTAAGCTATCAGCAAGGTATTGGTCGCATAAGGTGAAGTGGTAATGGCTACAACTGCAAGAAAGAGAGATCCTGCCAAGTGGGCAAGAGCAAAAGCAAAAGCAAAGCGTAAGATGGGTGGTAAACACTCTGCAAGAGCAATGCAACTTGCAGTAAAGTATTACAAGGAAATGGGAGGAAGATACTCTGGAAAGAAATCTTCAAAAAATAAACTTACTAAATGGTCAAAACAAAAGTGGGATTATGTCAGTAAAGGCGATAAGAAAAAACCAAAAAAGAAAAGAGGGCGTTACCTACCTGAGTCAGTTAGGAAAAGTCTCAGTTCCAGTCAAAAAGCTGCTACGAACAAAAGAAAACGAGCAGCATCTGCCAGGGGAAAGGGTAAAGCAAAATATAGTAAATCTATAGCAAGAAAAGTAAGGAGAGCAAAATAATGCCATATCACAAGAAGAAAAAAAGCATGAAGAAAAAACCCATGAAGAAGAAAAGATCCATAAAAAGGAGAATGGGTTATTAACATGAATAAGAATGTAAAAGCACCCAAAGGCTATCACTGGATGAAGTCAGGTAAGGGTGTCAAATTAATGAAAAACCCTAGAGGTGGCTATAAGCCTCATAAGGGCGCAAGTTTAACTGCATCATTTAAAGTTCAAAAAGCACATAAAAAGTAATTATTCTCTCTATTGAGAGTGTTCCGCAGGTTTTATTAAATTATTATTAATGAACAACTTATGGAACAAAGTTCTTCTAGCAATCATTTTTATATTAGCAGCAATTATTCTTTGGGATAGCGGGGTTGTAGTTCAAGAAGGAATGATTCGGGAAGAGTCAGGTCAATACGTCTATGTCATTGAATATAAGGTGAAGAGATATGAACAAGAGAAAACAGAAACAGATCCGTTCCTTAATCAAGGAAGTTATAACCAAGATAGATATGTACTCCCAAGAAGCGGAGGATTTGATTTTCGGAACTGGCTTAATAGAAAGTAATTACGATTATCTCAGACAATGGAATGATGGTATCGCCAGAAGCTGGTGGCAGATAGAACCAGGCATGACAGGCGCACAAGATACGATTGTTAACTATTTAAAGTATAGACCAAAGCTCATTAGAAAATGTGCCATAGCTGCAAGAGTACCTCAAGATGCGTTTTTACCAATTATGAAAGAAGAGGATCTGTCAGAGTTGTTAGAATACAATATCGCTTATGCGATAATTATGTGTAGATTAAAGTATCGGAGAGTACCTAAAAAACTTCCAAAAACTGTAGAAGAAATGGCAGGTCAATGGAAAGAATTTTATAATACCAAGTTTGGAAAGGGTGATCCGAAAGAGTTTATTGAAAAGTATAAAATGACACAAAAATGACACAGTAGTCTTTTTTTTCATTAATCTTTACTCGGAGGGGTGGCAGAGTCTGGCTGAATGCACTGGTCTTGAAAACCGATACAACCCCCCTCGCAACACTTCATTTCTCCTCACAAAACACCATCTCATTCATCATGATAAGTAGTGGAAGGTTGTGATAAATATGACACAATTATGACACATTATATATTATATATAGCAGGCTTAAACTTGTCTACACTTTTGTGAATATATCTCCAGGTAATATCATCTATCCTATGACCCATAAGGAACTTTACTTCAAGAAATTCTAATCCCTGTTCTTCAAGTCTTTCACCGTATGTATGTCGAATACTGTGATAATCTCCTTTTTCACCAAACTCCTGCAATCTCCTTTGTAGTCTTTGTGTTACTGATCTACGCTTTGATTTCTCTGGTTTCAGGTTAACTAAATCCATTGTATTAAAGATAGGGTGTTTGGGTACTACACACTTTCTTCCTACCTTGCCTTGCTTCCATACAAAGTATTCATCTTGAATCTCATCTTCTGTAATCGTTCCCGCATCCTGTGCGCGAAATCCTGCGTACAAGGCTAGACTAAACATCGCTTTATCTTTGATGTCTGTTGTAGTTTGAATAATCTCTTTTATAATATCAATCGGTATTGGTTTTCTCACATCCTCAGAAGTGTCAATGCGCGCAACAAAGAATGGATCAGCAGGATTACTAAATGCCATTCTTCTCATTTGTGCATACTTGAATAATCCAGAGATCATGGACAACTCATGGTTAACAGTGTTACCAGAAACAGTTTGATAGCGATGATCCTTAAAGGCTTGTATATGCTCAATGTCCATATTGGATATATCCATTGATGAATACATTTCTTTAAAGTGTTTCAAACCAAATTCTACGCGCTCACTCCAGTTCTTTTTCTTGTTGGATTTGTGCCATATAAGATAGGAGTCTATAAACTTGGCAAGGTTTGGAGATGCGATCAAACCCTGCCTTTCATATTTTTCATCAAGCTCTTTTTGTTTTATTTTAGCAGCATGATGATTGGTTTGCCCAGTAGATATTCTAATTCTGTTTGGTGGCGTGCCTGTAGTGTACCAGTAGTATTTTGAGCCAGATCTTTTGGAAATACGACTCAACTCTTCCCTTCAATATCTCCATTGACCCAGTAGTAATAAGAACGAACAACCCCTTCTGTTTTATCGTAATAGGATTCAATGTTGTACATCTTATAAGAACCATCCTTTGCTTTCCACATAATATGTTTCCATATATTATGAGAGTGGTCTGGTATTTCATCTGGAATTGAGGACATTAAAATTTCTAAACTATCGGGGTGGTACATCATAGACCATTCCTTGCCTGTAAGTCCTGATAATTCTCTTTCAGTATATCCAGTCATTGACGTATCTCCAGTTACTGTATTTTTACCAAAAGATTTAGTTTCGCAATCGTAAGTACATTTTGTTTTAAAATGAAACGCTGGTTTACTTTTCACTTCTTGTTTTTTTTGAACAATAGCATTTAATCGATCTATTTCTGCCTTTTGATATTCTATTTTCTCTTTTTGAAGTCCTATGATGTAATTCGCATCCACTTTTTCTTCTCCTTTTGCTATGTGTATTGTCTCTGCCTCAACTACTATCTCCTCATTCTCCCCTGAAATTATTTGATCATACTTTGATAATATCTTTTTCGGTATAACCCCTTTATAACGCCATTGAGATATTGCACTGCGAGAAATATTCATTTTCTCGGATAAAGCAGTATCTGTATAAACATCATAATAGGCATATAACTTGTATATCGCTCTATCTAAATCTGACTTTTTCTCTTGCATTGTGACTTTTTGTTAGTTAATTTATTTGTAGTCATTGATCCAAATAACGATAAATAACATACGGAAAGGTAATGAAAAGAGCAAATAAATTTTTAACAACACAACAAATTGCTGATGAGTTAGGTGTTCATGTTAAAACAATTAGACTATGGGTAAAGACAGGAAAGATCAAAGAAATCAATCTTGGATACAGGACAAAGAGATACGATATAAGCGATTTAATAATACAATAATAGAGGTAATAGTATGTTAGAGCAGGAACTACTACAGTCACCTATACCTGTTGAGAGACATGATCTGTCAAATGGAAGGTGGTATTCACCATTAGAATCTTATTGGGAAGAACATTTTAAGGGTGCACCGATGATATATAAGCGGTCATCTACTACATTTGAAAATGTACTTGATAAAGGTATAGGGTTTCACACTTGGTTAGGTAACTCGCCAACTTATGAAGCAGCGATGGAGTACGCAAATAAGCGAGCATCCATTGGAACAATCGTACATGATTACTGTGAACGACTACTTCTAGGGTTAAAGATAGACTTTGAAGCACAACCTAAATGGCACAATAAAGACACCGATGAACTGATACCAATCACTAGAGAGATGATTAAGTATATCATGTCTTTTATGAAGTTCTGTGAAGATTCACAAATCAATGGAGAATTTATAACCGAAGCTACAGAGATATGTATGTTTGATCTTGCAGCAGACTCATCAGGGAATCAACTGCACCCCTGGGCGGGAACTGCTGATTGGGTAGTAAGACTGGTCAATAAGAAAGGTGAAGAAGAGAGATGGATTGTAGACTGGAAAACTGGCAAACCATATAACACACATCAGTTGCAGTTAACCTCATATAAGATTTTATGGGAATCTCTATTTCCAGAGCATCCCATTGATGGCATCGCATGTTTGTACTTGAAGTCAGGATGGCGTAAAGAACCTAACTATACCTTCAAGAAATACAAAGCAGATGAACAGACTTGGAAAAAGGTTGTAGAAGTCTCGGATTGGGCGAATAATAATCCTGCTCCGTCTTTTCCAAAAGACCTACCTACAACCTTCACATTAGCAAAAGAAGAAGAAGAGCAGGAATTAAAGGAGTCAGCCTAGTGGCTTACGACAATACAAATAAAGGTGCATTGTTTTCAAATCAAGATAGGAAAACAGAAAAGCACCCACACATGACTGGAAAGATCAATCTGAATGGTAAGGACTATAACTTATCAGCTTGGTCAAATGAATCAAAGAAAGGTGATAAATATCTTTCTCTCAAAGTCAGTGAGTTTCAGGGTAAATCAAAACAACAGGATGATGGTTTACCCTTCTGAGTACGTCACAGAAAACTGCAAAGGGCGGGCGCATCCCCGCCCTAAGCAGTTAGATCACTACACCGTATGTGAACAAGCGGAGTATTACAAGAACCTTGCGGAAGATTCTTGTCAATATTGTTCAGGAAATGGTGGAGTAGTCGAAAGTGACTTTGAAGATTGTGGATACTACGAAGTATCTCACGAATATTTTGAACCCTGTGACTGTACCGATCAGGAGTAATTATGGAAACCACATACCATGCCAACATTCAAAGAAGCATTATCATACGGTAAAAAAGTAGAAAACCTCGTCTTAGAGCGAGTGCGCGAGAGCGATCCTTATGCTTTACTTATTCCAGGTAAGTTTAAGCAATTTGATTTATATAGTCCTTTGAGCAACACCAGAGTAGAGATCAAATCGGACATAAAATCCCAAGAAACAAACAACTTCCTCATTGAAGTATATATGTATGGTAAACGGTCTGCACTGCTATCTACTGAAGCAGACATTTGGGTATTCTATGATTCAATAAATCTTATATGGGTCTTACCAAACGATATCAAAGACCTGATTCTCGAGCGTGGGTATCAGCAACGACTGATTACTGGAAAAGGTGATGACACCGCGAAACGATGCTATCTGATACCTACGCAAGAGATTTATTCAATCGCAACCAAAGTGGAGTCTTTAAGTGAAAACAAAAAGTAAACCGCACAGTGAAGAAGAAATGCTAAAGATGAGAGATGAGTTTTTTAAAGAGAATGGAGTATGGTATTACGAAGCATACTTTAAATCAACAGAAAAAAGATGGAGGAAAGCATGAAGATTACGCCTGAAGATCTTAGTGAAATAAGAAAAGGTCTTAGCTGCCAAATGCTGAAGATGAGAGTAGATAGAGATCAAAAATCTATAGATCGTATTGAAGATCTATTGAATAGATTAGATAAAATGGAGAAAAAATTTTATAAAACCCTGCGAAATAATACTTAATACATAAATGAGATTAAGGATGACATGGGTTGGCGTTCATGTTCGCAGGGTAACTATTAACTAAAGGAGATACAATGATACAGTTTTATCCTGATTGGTTGTTTATTTTAGAAAAGGTAGCAAAGTCAGTCTTATATATTGGAGTAGGGTTTGCTTTATTTACTCATTTTTATTTGAAATGGATGGAACACTTATGGGGAAAGGTATCATGAGCAAGTGGCAAGTCTATAATCAAAAGAAAGATCTACCTATATGTTGTGGTGTCTATGTCATGTATAAGGATAAGAACATAATCTATGTAGGGGTAAGCAACAATATTAGAAAGCGTTTTTCCAAGCATGAAATCAAAGATTGGGACTATGTAAAGCTAAAGCCTGCACCTACTTTTGGATATGCTCATGATTTAGAAGCAAAATTAATTAAAAAATTAAAACCAACGCTGAATAGTCAAGGTGCGGAGCGCACCAGACTCTCTACCAGGCATAGGCTTACCATCTATCCAGATACCTATAAAAGATTTAGAGCATTTTGCTATCAACGTAACCTAAAAACAAAACAATTACTTAATGATATCATTAATGGTTTTTTAAAGGCAGCAGAAGATGCCAAGTAAATCTAAGACAAAGGGCAATGCCTATGAAAGAGAGTTGGTAGAACAACTATCAAAGGCGGGATTTAAGGTTAAGCGCGCTTGGGGATCGGATGGTAGAAGTATGGGATATACAGAAGATGTGGATATTGTAGCAAAGAAAGGTAAGAAGAATCTAAAGATTCAGGCGAAAAGACGGAAAAATATCCCCAAGTGGCTTGCCTTTGGTAATTGTGATATAGTCATGTGTAGAGAAGATAGAGGAGAGACTATTGTATTAATGAAAATGAAGGATTGGTTAGCATGAATATGAATTGTTGTTTTTGCAATAAAGAACTTATTTGGGGAGGAGACTTCTCATTTGAGGACTATGGACTAGAAGGTGAGGGTATTGTCAGTAACCTTTCATGTCCCAATAATCAATGTGGAGCGTTTTTTTTAGTATATAAACCGATAGATAATGACTCACTTCACGATTAACCTAGAACTAGAAGAGGGTTTATCTCCATCGGAACTCTTAACAAAAATGAAAGATGGAGCAATCTATTGGGGCAAGTGTATTGGTAAAAAACCAGTAGTTCGTGAAAAGATACAAAGTTTTGGTAATAAACATTTTATGAAAGTAGGATATAAATAAGGAGGTACAATGAAAGTAGACACATTTTTTAAGCTAAGTGATGAATTTCTTGAGGAATGTAAGAACATACAGATAGAAAAGGGTCGTGAATACACAGTAGACGATGCTGATAAGTTTAAAAATTTTAAATCTATCGCTGCACGACTAAAACTAGATCCTAAAGTAGTGGCTTTGACATACATGCTAAAACACATGGACTCTATTCGTGCCTATGTACTATCAGGTAAAGAAGGTTCAGAGGGTATTAAGAGTAGATGTCAGGACTTGGTGAACTATGCAATTATGCTATGGGCTATGGATCATGAGGAAAAGGCATTTGAAAATTTGACCAAAGATGCCTGATTTTAAATATTTCTACGAATACGAAGTAGGACTGGAGCGAGTCAGGTATCGCGGGGATCAGGGCAAAGCCAGTTGTCCGCTAGGAACACATGAAGATAAGAAGCCTAGTTTTTCTTTTAATCTTCACAACGGTCAATGTAAGTGTTTCAGTTGCGGTTGGAAAGGTAATGCCTACTTACTCGCAAAGGCTTTAGACATGCGAGATCCTGAGAAGATGATTAATGGTGAAGCTCCCGTAAAAAATGGTCATATTGCCCCTAAAAAACCGCAAATAAGTACCGATTTAGAGTCTATCGCGGGTGACTATATCAAGAATGTACCCGCGCAACACTTAGAATCACTACCAAGACTAAAAACAATGAAGGTAGGCTATACTGATGATGGGTTAAAAGTATTTAACTACTTAAATGCTCAGGGTAAGGTTACTGGAATTAAAATACATAAATCGTACTGGGTAGATGGGGATAAGAGTTGTCAGATATATGGGTTAAACCTTTTAAAAGACTATCATCGGGATCAACCACTCATTATATGTGAGGGTGAGACTGATATGCTTGTATGCCCAAACAATGCCATTAGCTTTAGTGCGGGTGCAGGGTCTATTCCTGATGATATCAGTCCCATTCTTGAATTTAAGCACATTTATATTGCATACGATAATGACACCCCTGGTAGAGAGGGCGCAGAACGACTCGCGAAACGAATTAAGACAGAAAGTAGAGGGGTCAAAGTCTATATCTGTCAATGGAGTGAATATCTTGAGGAAGGATATGACATTCGTGA